CCCATGCATACCAATAAGGAAAAGACTGTTCTTCATATAAGCCCCACTTGATTGGGAGCTCAAATGTAACATGCTCTAACACTCTATTTAGATTTATTTCTTGTTTAATTTTTTCTATAATATTTACTAAATCTATATAACCTTTGCTATTCAATTTAGTATTTAATTCATTATTAACCTTGGTTGTCTGTCCAATATCATAAGTTGCTATAGCTAAACGAATATTTATTACATTGTCTTCCTCGTCTTCTTCACCACTGTCTCCCATAATAATGATTGATGGTATATCATGTGTATCTATATATCCTTTTGGTGGTAACCATCCAACAAATACATTTGGATTTACAGTTTGATATTCAACATCAATCAAATCATCATTAGGAGGTTTTTCAAGTTTAAAATCACATGCAACTTTTGATTCTATAAATTTTTTTATATCATCCAAAGCATCTATAATTGTCATGTTTTATTAACCTCCTTAATAGCTTTATCAATTCTTCGATTTACTTCATGTGACATTCTTTCTTGCAATTTTTTTTGAGCCATAGATTGAATTGTATCTATAGTTGATTTGTCTGATATCATCTGAGGAACAGATAAAGTTCTAAATGGAAATATAGGAAATCTATTTTTACCAACTCTATGCCAAATTAAAGTTGCGTTTTTAGATGTTTGTATAAAAGGTTTTAATGTTCTTCCACTAACAGGATCTGTACTAGGACTTATTGGTTTATATCCTTCATTCTTCTTAATTCTAACTTTTATACTTTTTCTTCTACTTCCAGCTTTTTGCGGATTATGGGGAAAACTTGCCATAGTCATAGTATAATCCTTTGATTCTAACCAAGCATTTAGATCATTTTTATTTGCTTTATGCTCCTTTAAACCCTTTTTTACTCTTTCTGATTTTACTGAATATTTTTCTCTAACTATTTTATCTGTATTTGTTTTTGTATATTGCAAGGTTCTGTTAAGAGCTGAAGCTGTAGCATTTGGTATTTGATCCTGTACTTTGTTTAATTCAATCTTTAATCTCTTGAATGATCTTGCATCAACATGTAATCCCTTATTATCCATTAACTTCCTACATACTCCAATAGTATTTCATACATCAAGCCATCATTTGATACATCTATAACTTGACAAGGCTTTCTATCAAAGATTTGTGTGTCACCTACTTTAGGTGCTTTATCAAATAATCTTTTTTCAGCAAAATATAATATATCTCCATTATAAATGCCATCTTGACCTTTATTTGTACGTTCCTTTAACCGTTCCTCGTCAATTATGATGTTCATTGATTTGCCATTTATTGTATGAGTTTCACTAAACTCTTTGTCATTGAAAAAAGTATTACTTAAATCATTTTCTAACTGCTGTTTAAAGTTCATAATTTACCTACTATAATATTTTTTATGCTTAATCATTAGATTCCTTCTCGTCTCCATCTTCTTTACCGTCACCATTGCTGGGTTCATCTTCTTTTTCTGAAACATAGACATGTTCGTTTTTTATTAATTCTTTAGCTTCTTTATCTGTAAGCTCCATATCTTCATCTTTAGCAAAACAATGTCCTTTAAAGATAAGATTATTAACTTTTGATTTGTATATTTTACTCATAATTTCCTCCAAAATTTAATAATATTAAAGGGTACCTATTTAGGCACCCTTATATTTTATAATGCATCAGCTACTGCAAAGCTATCTACTTTATCTAGTATTGGTAATGGTCTTGAAGAAAGATTTAATATCTTTCTAACAGGTTTTCTCTCTGTATAAATATCTGGGATCCTTTTACCTTCTACTAGATAAATTTCTTCTGTTTTATCATCTGCAATTTCAACCGCACCATAACTTAAAGTGAAATTTGCATCCAATGGAAGCATTACAAGCTTATTATCAGGAACAAATTTCTTAGTTACAGGTGATGCACCTGACCAATCATCAGTATATATGCCACTGTATGTGTATATATCTAAATCAAGAAGATCTATTCTGCCTAAATATCTAACTCCATTAGGCAATACTTTAGGCTCTATTTTAGCTAAATTATAGTTTTTTACATCTAGGTACTTTTGAACCTTATCATTAGAGATAAATGCAGCAGCTACATTATTAGCCATAATGCATATACCAGGATTAACCATGCCATTTGCCTGAACCATTTGGTATATAGCTTCTAAATCAGATATTGGATTGGATCCTGCTGCTCCCCATTTTGTTGTTATAGTAGCATTATTAGTAAATCCAAAATCTATAACTTCATCTAGGCCTTCACCTTTTATGTATATTTTTCCTTCAAAGATTGCTTGAGAACACATAACTTCTTCTCTTCTAGTAATTTGATCTTCTAATTGCTCTAAAAATTCAGCTGTCTTTTGTGCATTTCTTTCTTCTGATGATGTTATTTCATATGGATTTTCTCCTGGTAATCTATTTTGCAAATCTTTAGCTGTAATTATCTTTTCTGGCGCAACTAGTGGTGGCTTATATGATTTAGTTTGATATCCTTTGTTTGCAACAATTTTTCCACCTAATACTGGATGCACAAATGGAGCTACTGCTCTATCACCTTTTACTATATCAATTTCTACTGACTCAGTAGGTGAAGTTTTTATATTTGTAAAAAATGTATCTCTTAAGAACGTTCTAGGCGCTTCCATCATTCTAACAGCTCCTAACAGTGTTCTTTTGTCATAAATAATTGCGTTTGGCATTAAAAATTCCTCCTATTTTTATATTATAATGAATCCTAATTTTTTAAACGTATCAGTATAATCTGCTTTTGTTTTTCCAGATGGATATGTTAATCCAACGTTTTGGAATTGACCGTTTATAAAACATAAGCTTTTCTTATCAGTTAATGTTGCATCAACATCGTCTGCCATAATGCCAAATAAGTCAGCTGGAGCAGTGCCATCATCAGCTTTAATTTTTCCTGAAGTATCTTTTTTAACTAGTTGTCCTTTTTTTAGTTTATTACCAGTTAAAATGATAACTTCTACTGCATTATTATCTTTAGAACCATAAAGATTTTCAGGTTCGTAATTAGATGTTTGTACAGTTAAATCCATAATTATTTATCTCCTTTCTTATTTTTAAAGAATTTTGCAACTTGATTTACATTGTTTTGAATTTTTTCTTCATTTGTCTCTTCTAAATTGCCTGCTGCTGGAATATCATCTAGCTCCTTAGCATCTTCTACTAAGTTATTAAATGTTTCAAGCCCTATCTTTTTTTGATTCTTCAATATTTCTATTGAAAGTTGACCTGCATCTTGGATTGTTTCATATTTTGCCTTATTTACTAAATCCTCAAATCCTGGCAATGATACATTTTCAATTTCTTTAATTCTATTTCTTTCTTCTTCAGCACCAAGATTTTTAATTTGATTAAATAATTCAGGGTGTTGATTTTTAATAACCTCTAGTGTCATTGTTTTATTGTCCTCCTTATTATCTATTATTTTATTTGGCTTTTTAATTGCCAAATTATTAAACTTTGATATGTTACTAAAATTTTTCATATCAAATTTAATTTTATTAACTACTAAAAATTTACTATTTTGCGTTTCTTGAAATTCAAGGTCAATATCTTCCTCATCTGTAAGAAAATCCGCAAATCCTTTTTCAACAGCCTCAGTTCCAGTTAACCAAGTTTCATTTGACATCAATGTTGATATCTCTTCTCTGTCTAAGCCTGTTTTCAATACATAAGCATTTATGATACTTTCCTTTATTTTGTTTAAAACTTCTATCATTTCTGCAAAATCTTCAGCATTATACCCGCCCCACAAAACAATAGATGGGTCATGTATCATCATCATAGCTGTACTAGGCATGTATATGTTATCTGCTGCCATAGCAATAATTGTTGCTGCACTTGCTGCTATACCATCTATGTACACATTTTTTGTTATATTTTTAGATTTTAGATAATTTGCTATAGCATGAGCTGCAAAAACACTTCCTCCATTACTATTAATTCTAATATTGATAGTGTCCACTTCACCTAAATTATCAATATCTTCAATAAATCCTGTTGGAGTTATGTCTTCATCCCACCATGAATAATCACAAATATCACCATAAATTAAAATTTCACCTGTTTTATTGTCAATTTTATTAGTAATCCAAAACTTTTTATTCGTATTATTCTTCTGCTTTGACATAGATATCTTTTACCTCCTTCATAAGTTCTTCTT